GTAAACTCTCAATACGCCTCCGCCAGTCACGATAGGTTGAAACACACTTTTCACCAAAAGCATCCCCTATCCACATATTTATATCACTTAAAAAGTTCGATACTAGAAAATCTCTTAATTCTGGATTTGGATATTCTCTAGATAATTTCTTAAAAAAGAATCGCTCTCTTCGTTTGTTAAACGACTCAGGTGTAACATTACATTTACCATTATACTTAAAGTAATCGTAATCTGTAGTAAAATGTAATTTAAGAGAGGTATAAAGACTATAACACTCAAATTCATTCATGGCATTTGGAATAGGGCGGTTACCCAATCAGGTGGTTGTGTTCTAGCAAAGACGACCCATCCAAACTCTCTTTTACTTTTTTAAACATTGATAGGTAGTTTCGATGTGGTCGGTATGAAATTTAATTCTTCAGCTTCAGCTCGTAAGACTCTTTTTAGATCTGTGGATATTAAAGAAGCAGCTGTTTCATATTCTAATTTATTCATTTCACAATAATGTAAAATTGCATCCATTACCGGCATTTTATCTGACAACTTCTTAACATCCAAATTGAATGTTTCAGGAGTCAGCATTTTTATTATAGTTTCTTTTTCTTTATTTTCAATTTTTTTCGCCATAGTCTCCATCATATTTATGTAAGGATTCCGCTTTTGCAATAATTAAATGTGCAAATCGCGTATTAGGCTTAACGGTTGTTTCTCCGCCTATATTATACACAGTTGCCCCTGCATAATCTTTAAAACCTGAATCATAAATTGAACTGATAATCAAAACGCCATTTCTATTAAAAGTACTTCTACCAAGAACAAGAGCAACTTCCCCTTCTGCTATTTCTACTTGTTGATTGGATTGCATTTCATAACAGCCTGGACTTAAAAGAAAATTACCATCTTCATCGGGAAATATTTCCATTGACTTTCGATGTATCTTTTCTTCTTCATCTATGTGCATTGGACCAGCGCCGATTCGATAAACCTTATCGACTCGTAAATCAACAGTATTTGGTTGAATCATTGTATCATCGATATTGGTTACCTCAGTAGAGGCATTCACGGGGTGTATAAACATTATTCTCCAAAATGATAGGGATTTTCTTTTGTTTCAAATTTCCATTGTTCTACTAAACCACCCATTTCATAATCTAATTCCCACATTGTATTTGCGGGCACTGGAATAGAGTTTTCAAACTTAGTAGAAGAAAAGGATGATCCTTCACTAAACAAAGGACTAATTTCATTACGAAATATAAACATACTACTATCGTGATGCATCATACATGCGAATGTACCATCTGCTTCACTTATCTTAGCATCAAATCTTTTAAGAGGGCTTTTTTCTAAATCATCTAATGTAAGATCAAACAACCATTCTGTATCCCAATCACCTTCAAATTTTCCTTCTTTAATAATACCATTATGCCACAAATAAGATTTTCCTTTCACAGCTGGGTGAATAAATCTTCCTGTTGCTAAATCAGTATTATTAACTTCTTTTGATGTGGGTGCTTGTTGATGAACAATACAATAATCCCATTCACCATCTAATTGTTTTACATCTAAAGGGCCATATGATTTAATCTGTTGTTTAAGATAAAAACCATTGGCGTCAGGATCTAAATCTTCGTGATATAAAAACTGTGAAACTGAATGAGATTCTTCGCCCCGATATCTATTAAGTTCTACTAATTTTAATAAAACTTCTTTGCTCTTGCTTGCAGAAATACTACACATTAATCGCCTTCCTGATAAGGTATTGGATCTATTTCTTGAATATTCTGAAACGCTTTAATTCTTTCAGAACAAGAAGGGCACCTTCCACAACTACGACCTTCTTCATCTGGATCGTAACATGTTAATGTATGCTTTAATAAATTAAATGTTCCTAGCTCTTTACATATTTTTAATTCTTCTGTTTTACTTAATAAAGAGAACGGCGCAATAATTTGTGTCTTGAATGTTCTATTTAGTACTGTAATGCCATTTAATGCATCTACAAAGGCTTGGCTTGTATCCCAATACCCATATTCATCATGAACTTGAAGTCCACAAAAAATGTATTCTGCATTTACTACTTCTGCAAAAGCGCATGCATTACTTAACAACATCATATTCCTAAACGGGACATATGTAACAGGTTGGGGATCTCCCAACACTTCTTTAATGTTGGGCATGTCAATATCAGTGCCAGATATATTTGCACTAATAGGTTGAACTAACTCTCCGAAATAACCTATATCTAATTGCTTATGTGGTACACCTAATTCACGACATAATTCTTTTGCCTTCATACATTCTTCAGCTTGCTTTTGACCATAGTTAAATGTTAAAGCAAATACTTTTTCTGGTCCATAATGTCGGGCTAACATCATTGTAACAATAGAACTATCCATGCCACCGGATAATATAACTGCAACATTTTCTTTAACTTCTGGAAGTTTATTTCTAGCTTCTCGTAAGTCCATCATCCCTCCGTAACATTTTTGATTACTCTTTCAAGATACCACTTAGCTTTTTTCAAATCTTCTAATTGTTTATCTTTATTCTCGTAACCCTTTTCTGATTTTTTACCTGCTCGCAAAACATACTTAACAACGTTTCCGCGATGAAAATTTAAATCGAAAGCTTCTATAACATCAATCGCTTCCAATTTTGTATTACTTTGATAGTGTTCTGGATCTATCTTATTAGCCATGTTGTCCTGAATATGTAAAGTATTTAAAACAATTTAAATTCTCTGGATATTTTCTCTCAGGAAATTTACCCGTAACGATTTGTCTAAAACTATCAACATTATAATATAAAAGATCTAAGTTAATATCTTCTTCTTTCATATCGTAAATAGAATCAAATGTTGATGTTGGTTTTTGTGTTAATCCGTGAATTCCTGCATAAGGTGTTCCGTCTAATGCTGCCATTACTGGATTGGAAGTATCTATACTATGAATCCAATTATAATCTCTATAATGTGCAAATTCTCTTGCTTGCCACGTACCTAATAGATGATGTTTGATATCTCTATCAATACACTCTCTGTCCATTCTTTCAAGTAACTTTATTCTTTCATTCGCCTGAAGTGTTGGGTCTTTATCAGCCCAACGATAAACAAAAGGTATACCAATTATCGGCCATTTATCACTATACTCAGTAAAGTCATTATAGCAATCAATCATTTCATCTGGTGTTGCTCCTTGAATAACGGGCATACCATTAGGGATTGTGTCTGGATAATCATTAGCAAATTCAATCGACCTTTCCAGTGTTCTTTTTCTATCTCCGAGAACATCTGGTAGAACTACAAAGTCTGGTTCTAATCTTTGGAACCATTCATAGAGAATATCATTATCTAATGATTCACCCAATTCAAAACAACTATTATCAAGATAAGTAAATTCTCCATTATTCGCAAAGTCACAAACCATCTCTGCGTAATCTTTATCTTCTAGAATTTTATGAAGTAATACAAATTGATAATCGCTAATAAAGTCTTGATGTTCATCTATTAGTGATCTAGGTATTTCATGTGAAATGTATGTCATATTAAGCCATTAAAGAACGACATCCTGCAAGGAACTCTTGACGTTGTGATCCTTCTGAAAAAACACCTGATGCAGAGAATGTTGCAGTTGTAGATCTGAGATCCTGAATGCCTCGTGATTTAACACAGAAATGTGCGCCATCAATTTGAACGGCAACATCTTCTGTCTGAGCAACAAACGCAATCGCAGCTCTAATTTGTTCAGTAAGCCTTTCCTGAACTTGAGGACGTTTTGAAAAGAATTGAACAATTCGATTTAACTTAGATAACCCTAAAACATATTTGTTTGGGAGATAAGCGACGCTGGCAACACCATCAATAACAATAAAGTGATGCTCGCAATAGGATTGAACATTGATATTTCTTTCTAATACAAATGAACCTTTATAGTTCATCTTATTTTCAATTTTTGTGCATTTAGGAAATCTGTCATAATCAAGTCCCCAAAAAATTTCATTCACAAACATCTGTGCTACTCTTTTGGGTGTATCTTGTAATGAATCATCTTTAAGATCTAATCCTAATGATGTCATAATCTCCGTCATGTTTCCTTTGATAGATTCAATTGCTGTCTCACTATCATAATTTTTTCGAACTTGTGTCATAGGTGTTTCTAAACCAAGACTTTCCAAGTGTTCACTTACTAATTGACCCAACTCTGGATCGCATTTTCTTCGTGCTTCCATGTGCTCCTATAATTAATTATTTAATAGTATTATTATACGATATATTCAACAAAATGTCAAGTATTTTTTTATGAATTTATTGTTTGGAGGATCTTCTCAATTTGTGTTCGAGAAGCATTTGGATAGATAGGGACTTTAAATTGTTTTCTTAGATTATCGACGTCTGAGCGATCTATATTTGAGTTTGTGACATAAATTGAAATTAACTTTACTTTTTCCATAGTAATTTCGTTATATTCATAATCACCTACTGCAATCATATCAAACATCATATCTGAAACAGCTTCTTTATACTTCTTATTTTTCAGAAGCTTTTCCATCCCATCCAAATAGTTTTTAATGAGGGTAGCTTTTTGTCGTCCATCTAATTCTGTCCGCAATATATTTTCAGGATAATTATTATCAGAAAAAGATAAAGGGCTATCAGGTTTAATGCCTAATTTCTTTTTAAAAATTTCATGGACTAATTTTCTGAATTCGGATTGAAGACCTTTTAATTCGTCTTCAAACTCTTGCTCTTCAATGGTATCATCATTTAGCATTATAACACGTCTACCACCTCTTAATATTTCGGTATACATGTCTTGATTGAATTGACCTGTTACATTTCCTTTCACATGCAATAACAAACCACCAGGTCTATCCTCATCATCTATTCCACCTTGCCAAAATTGCGAATTAGGTTGCATTTGAGTAAAGGTAGAAATTTGTTTAGCTCTTCCTTGGACCTTAGGAAATTTATTTTTTAAATCACTTAATCCAATTGAGTGAAGAGCTTCTTTTTCTGTAAGTTCAAATATTCTTTTAAATAATGGCCCTGATAAAATGATTGGTGGACTTTCAAAACTACGTATCATAGAAACTTCATTTTGTCCATGATACGCATTTGATACCAAACCTGCTACTTCAGCGAATGCTTTCATTAATCTTCATCCCATTGAAGAAGTGCCATTTTACCTTGTTCGGAAAGATATTCTCTATTTGCCCAATGTTCACCTTTAACATCATCTTTATTTTGACCCCAATAACCAACAGCGTGTCCGTTCTCACACATCCATTTGTTAACGTTAGTCCAACCACCGTGCTCTCCTTCTGCATTACAATTTACCCAAACTTCGCCTAAAATTCTTCCGAACTTTCCACGACTATCTGCTTCAGGACATCTAATTTCAATATCAATATCATCTCTATCATCCATAACAGCCCAATGCACCCATGATTTAAGTGCGTCTTTACTAAGTAAACCATACACCTTTTCATTCTTATGTCTTGTTCTGGATTCCGGAGTATCTATACCCAATAATCGAACCCGACTATGAAACATTACATCAAATCCTAAATCGAAACAACAATCTATTGTATCTCCATCTACTACTTTTGATACTGCTTTAACGCGGTATACAAATTCGCAGGGTTCTTCATTTTTATATTCAGCCATTTTTCCTTTCTATGTGTGGTTGATTGTTTCTGTTTCCAGGCACAATCATAAGCCCATCAGCGATTAAGCGGCGAGTGCCACTTGTGCTGGAAAATAATCGGTATTATCTGCGATTAGATTATTGGTTATAGGTTACCACCCTTAGGTCTCCTTAATCCCTTCACTCTCAGTCGAATACCGTTACGCCCCCATCAGCGAAATACAACATCTAAGTTATATCTCTCTGGTGGAGGCGGTGGGAATCGAACCCACGTCCTAAAAAG